ATGCACCCTTAACTAATGCACCCCCTAAAAAGAAAATTGCACCCCCAAAGCAAAAGGGTGCAAATAATAAAGAAACCCAGATAAAAGCGGACATAATTAATAATGTTCCCAAAGAAGAAATTTTGGAAAAACATGGAATAAAAAAGAGTACTTATTATAACAAAGCAAAAAGTATTAGACAACTAAGAAAAGAACGTACAGAAAAGTATCTTGAACAAATAGCTGATGAAGTTTATAAAGGCGAATTATACAGGATACTAAAAGGGACAGAAACCGCAAAAGCAAATTTGGTAGTAAGAGCAACCAAAGAAATAAATTCACAAGAAATGGATACTAAAAAAGTACAAGAATACGAAAAAGCATACACAACTATTAAAAAAATGGGAAATGATTTAATGCGAACTGGAAAAATGCTGACTGCTTATGAAGTGCTAGAGATTGATAGACAGCTTGCTGAAGAAGAAATATCCAGAGAGAAATTAGAAATTGAAAAGACTAAAATTAAAAAAGATGATACTAAGGATTTGGAAAAAGAAAACGAAATGATTGAGCTGTTAAGAAATATAACAGAAAAGGTTGAAAAAGATGAATGATTTGACTCCTAAACAGTATGAAGTATTGAAAATATTTAATAAAGAACAGCCAAGAATAACAATTCTGACAGGAGCAAAAAGAAGCGGAAAAACGTTTTTAAATAATTTTCTGATGTTATCTCATATTGCAAAATTAGCCAATCAAAATCTTAATTTCATCATAATTGGAGCAACAAGTGGAAGTATCTGGAGAAACGTTTTAAATGATTGGGAAACAATGCTAGGAAAACAATTTAAGCCAAAAAAAGATGGAAGTTTCAAATTATTTGGAAACAATATTTATTTATTCGGCGGAGAAAAGGCAGACAGCTGGAAAAAAATGAGAGGGATGACTTCTCACGGTACTTATATAAATGAAGCAACAGCACTACATCAAACTTTTATTACTGAAGCGTTTTCAAGAACATCAGGGGAAGGTGCAAAGATATTTATTGATACCAATCCTGACAATCCCGCTCACTTTGTTAAAAAAGATTATATTGACAATGCTGGAGATAGATTAGAAAATGGCAGACTAAATATTTTAGTTAGCAATTTCAAGCTAGATGATAACGTTTTTCTTAACAAGGAATATGTGGATTCTATTAAAAAGACAACTCCACGTGGAGCAACTTATGATAGAGATGTTTTAGGATTGTGGGTTGCACAGGAAGGTGTTGTGTTTGCAGATTTTTTGGAAAAAGAAAACGTAATTGAAAATATAGATAATGTTGAAATAAAAGAATATTACATCGGAGTTGACTGGGGATTTGAGCATTACGGAACTTTAGTAGTTGTCGGAGTTGATTTTGAAGATAATTATTATATTGTCGAAGTTATAGCGAAACAGCACAAGTATTTTGACTACTGGAAAATGCTTATTTTACAGAAATATAAGGAGTATCAAGTATCAAGAGTGTTTTGTGATAGTGCTAGAACTGAATATGTGCAAGGATTATTAGATTTCGGAATAAATGCTGAAAATGCAAAAAAAGATGTAAAAGAAGGTATTGATTTAGTTGGAGCAATGTATAAAAGAAATACACTAAAGATTACAGAAAAAGCATTTAAAGGAAAGTTTGAAGATGAAATTTATTCTTATGTGTGGGGAAAAAATGATGAGCCAGTTAAGGAAAATGATGATGTAATGGATGCAGTAAGATATGTTTTATATAGCTTGAAAAAAGATGAAGGCGGAATTGCTTATTTATATTAGGAAGGAGGGCTAATGACTAGAGAAGAAAGAACAAGAATTAAAACTTATTATGATAGGGAACAATATAGTAAATCAAATTTAAGTAAGAATATGCCAGGACTGTTTGATGGAACTGTGGAAATATTTAATCCGATTCGAGATATTGTAAAGGCTCTATCAAATACAGCTTTAAAAGATTTAGGAATAGAAAACGATAAACTAAAAGAAATTTGGGAAATTAATCAAATGACTACTTTCAGTAAAAAGATTGCTAAAGAAATGTATTTGAATGAAGAAGTATTTGTTGAGGTTATATTAACTCCAGATGAGCAAATTAGGTATATTTTACATAATGTAGACGATATCGAATACACGGAAGTTTTTGGAGAAATTAAGAAATTTAAAGTTGAAGGAGAACAAGTTTATTTCGATGAAAACGGAGAAGAGCAAAGCAGAGAGTATTCTAGAGAATATATAAAACTTGATACTGGAACTGTTAAAAGAACCGAAAAAATAGACAACGAGACAGTTGAAACACCTTTTATTTTGAATAAAATTCCTGTTTCAAAATTTAAAAACGATAGCAATATTATAGAAGCATTGAATATTATAGACAAAATTAACGAAACTGAATGTTATATCGGGAGAATATTTGGAATACACGGAGACCCTTGGCTGCATGCAAACGGAGTAAAACAATTTGCAGATGTTAATTCTAGTAATTCAAAAATTAAAAAGAACGCACAACTTTTGGAAGAGGCTAGATACAAAAATAAAAGAATTGTCAATACCCAAAATTCAAAAGAAATGGAAGCTAGTTTTAAATATATCGAATTGACAAATCCGTTAATCGGTGAAATGCAAAACGATATAGCAAGATTAGAAAAAAGATTATCAAACTTATTCCCTGAATATCTTTTAGTAGATACGGCAACTCAAAATGTCAGCGAGGAAACTTATTTATTAAAGAATAATGGACTTAAAACGAAAGTGGCAAGTTTTAGAGAGGATTTTATAAAAAGTTTATTAGAGTTAGATAAAATTGCATTGGAATTGTCAGGAAGTTCAGATGAATTAACTGAAAATAATTATACATATTTTGATACATTTATGGAAAATGAAAAGAGTTCTAAATTAACAACTTTATCATTAGCTCTTGATGTAATAAGCAAGGCGAAAGATATTGATGAAGAATATAAACTTAAAAAATTAATAGAAAAAGTGACAGATGACACTTTACAAGATTTGAGTGGTTTGTATGATTAAGATAGATTTCAAGTGGGATCATAAAACAGAAAAAAGATTGTTTGCTTTTTTTAGAAGAACAGCGTTTTCTATATTTAGTGGCAAAAAAACAGATATTGATTATTCAAACTTGATGAAAATATTTGTTAATTACAGCATTTCTTATGAGAAAAAATTTAAGAAAGTGAAAAATATAGATGTTAAAAAGCATACAGAAATAGCAGTAAAACAGATAAAAGAAATAAAAGACTGGCAAAATAATTTAAATAATTATATTGAAGAAAACAAGGAAAAAACTGATTTAAAAGATAAATTGAGGAATAACGCTAAATTTAGAGCTAGAAATATGCTTGGTAATTATTATAAAGACTTCTTGAAAGAAATAGTTTCAAGTGAAAGCGAATATTTCGAGTGGAATACAATGGGAGACGAACGTGTCAGACCAACACATGAAGCAAGAGATGGAGTTGTCTATAATTGGGATAATGCTGAAATAGTTCCAGGTGAAGAACCAGGATGCAGGTGTTGGGCTACTGTTTATTTTCCAGATTCAAAAGAGGAAATCAAAAATATAAATCAAAATTCTTGAGAGTTGAAAGATTACGAATCATTTTATGAGTTGTTTGATATCAAATCTCAAAAATTTATAGAGTATCAATACTGTAAATCATTTTATGAGTTACAGCAAATAATCTAAAAAACAAGGAGAAATAAAAAAATGAGAAATTTTAAACGAATGGAATTGTATTATGATGAGCCTGGAGAAGGTAAGGGTAATGGAGAAGGAGCTGGTACAAGTGGAAATGAGCCAACACTTGATGACTTGAAAGCTAAAATTGAAAACTTTGAAAAAATCCAAGCTGAAAAAGACAAGGAAATTAATTCCTTGAAATCACAACTTGGACACAGCAATAAACAGCTTGAAGAATTTCAAAAACATGGAAAAACTGCTGAAGAATTGGCAAATTTGGAGAAAGAAAAAATTGAAAAAGAGCTTGCTGAAACGAAGCAGCAACTAAATCTAACGATATTAAAGACTAGAAAAAACGAGTTGGTAACAGAGTTAAAAATTAGTCCACAGTTTGCTGATTTAGTCCAAATTACACCAGAAATGTCAATTGAAAGTCTTGAATTAGCAGTTAAGAATGTAGCTGCTAAAGAAAAAGAGTTTACAACAGATTTCTTGAAAAAGAACTCTATAACAAACGGAGGATTCAATCCAAAGGATAAAAAGAAAGATGAAAAAGATTTTGTTGACAGAATGATAGAGAAAAACAAAAACAATGAAACAGATCTTACAAAATTTTAGGAGGTTGAGATGTTAAAAAGAACAGTAATGCACAAAGAAAAATTGAATGTGCAAGTGAAAATATTAAAATCAGATTTTGCTAATTACATTTACAAAGACAAAAATACCAATAAAGAGTATTTGTTGGCAGGAACACTTGTTAAAGCAAAAAATGGAGAAGATTTAAGAGAAATAGGAGCGTTTGTAATGCCAACAGGAACAGGAACACAGGCGGAAGCTGTGTTGTTGCATGATGTTGAGTTTAAATATTACAACGATAATGAGCAAGCAACGGTTTCACTTGAAGGAGTTGTGTATTTAGATAAATTAATTGCAGTAGGAAAAGAACATCCTACACCAATTACTGTTACAAAAGCGGAGTTACCAGCAGGGATAACTTACATTTATAAGGATAGAAAATAGGAGGTTAAGAAATGCCAATGAATTTAACAGATTTATTAAACGCAAAAAGTTTAAATAAGTATTACGCAGGAGTAAAAGGAACTACGTTAGTAGAAGCAATGTTTCCGGCTGTATTTTCGAATACGTTTGATATAAATACATTTGGAAGTTTAGACGGTGGAGCAGTTGAAATATTACAAAGCAGCCAACTGGATGCAGATGTAATGTTTAGAGACTGGGATTTAAAAACAACAACAAAAGGGGATAAGCAATTTTTTAGGGAAGGTATTAAGCTTGATGAAAAACGTAGAAAAGAATTGTTAGAAATTTTGAATACAAACAATCAATCAATTATTGACAACTATTCAATACAAATCTTTGAAAAATTTGCAGGAGCAAAAGGTTTTTTAGGAAGTGCAAGAGCAATCGCAGCTTACATAGTTTCACAATTTTTATCAACAGCCAAAGTAACGTTTGTTGATGAAAACGGTGGAGGACAGACAATTAATTATAGACTTGCTGATAAATATAAAGAAACGTTAGCAGGAACTAATATTTGGAGTGCTGCAACAGCGAAACCGCTTGAAGATTTAGAAAGATGGAAAGAAACGGTTGAAGAAGGTGGAGGAAACGTAGAAATAGCTTTAATGTCAAAAGCTACATATAATGCACTAAAAAAACACGATACTGTAAAAGCGTTATTCAAGAATACTATTGTTACGGTTACTCCAGCACTTATTAAATCTACTATTGAGGATGTAATCGGAATGACAATATTGATTTGGGACGAAAAAATAAAAGTTGGAAAAACAACTAAAAATGTATTTCCAGATAACATTGTAACATTAATTCCAAATGGACAATTAGGAGTTATGGAATATGGACCAACTCCAACAAAGACTGATGAGCTACTTGGGATTTTGGGAGATAGAGAAGTTGTAGACATAGCTGGTACATTTGCAACTGTGGAAGTTGTGCCTGAATCAAAATCAGCAGGGGTTGTAAATAATGTGAATGTTGTAATCGAAGATTTAGTTGCTCCAAATCCATCAATAATAAACAGTATGTTCATAGCGACAGTTGGGTAGGTGAATTAAATGGCAAAAGAAAACAAAAAGGAAGAGGCAAAAGCTATTGTTGAGGCAGTAGCTTTAACGCCTTTGAGATTTAATGATATTAGATACGAAATTGGCGATAAGCTGGAATTAACTGAAGCAGAATTTCAAGTTTTGTCAGAAAATAAACTTGTCGGCGAAAGAGTTGATGAGTAATGACGGACGAAATTTTGGAAGAACTGAAAAAATATATTCCTGAAACTTCAGATTTTGATGTAGGAGTTGTTGAGCAGTTTTATAAAGTTGCTGAAGAAAAACATAGCAGTGAAAAAGAAAAATTGCTCAAAATATATCTTTTTGGATATTTGCTGACTTCATTAGATGATTTTGATTTTACGAAAGTCCAGGTATCTAACATTGTAATTGAGGAAACAGGTGGAAACAATCAATATTTAATGATGTACAAACAGTTGTTGAAAATGCTTGGAATCGACGAAAACGAAACAACTGTATCAATAGTTTAAGGAGTGGATTATGTTTAATTTTAAAAACAAGGAAAAAGGAGAAATTCTGCTTGTCGAATTGAATCATATATTGCTTAAAGAAGGCGATAACGAACTTGATTTGACACCTCGCAGAATGAATATTGCGAAAGAGGAAATTGAAGAAAGAAAACTTAATATTGAGATTATAGAGTTGGGTGATAAAAATGCCGTGCAAACTGAAAATAAAGGAGAAACCAAAAAACAAGAATCTGGAAAAGTTGCTGGCAATGAACAGACAAAAAATTGAAGTTGGAACAGTAACCAATTATAGCGTTAAAGGTGGTTTTGACGCTTTTGGGTTGTCTAATGTTCTTAATACAGGATCTAGTCGTGGAGTTCCTGGATGGAATTATAACCAAAAGGCTTTTGAACAATTTAAGCCAATGGCGGCTAGATACTTTAAAGAAGGAGTTGCAAAGATTATAAACGGAAGTTTCGATGTTGCGGCGATGACTAATAAAATTGGAACAGAGGCAAGTACGAAGTATAAAGCAATGATTGAAAGAATTAAAAGTCCAGCAAACAGTCCTGCGACAATTATGAGAAAAGGATTTAACAATCCGATGATTGAAACAGGGCATTTTAAAAGTAATATCGCCGCAAAGATTAATGGCGGTAGAATTGTCGGGAGAGGTGGCGGATAGTGGACAGGAAAGTTAGGGCGGCTATTAGAAAAGTTTTAAAAGTTATAAGGAAGTTTTCCGATGATGTAACTGTGTATTTGGAAGATTCTGAGGTTGAATTTGATGATTTAGGAAATCCAATTCAAGATAAAATAGAAAAGACTGTAAAAATGGCTATATTAACACCAAAACATAATTCATCGTTTCCACAAAGTATGGACGGAAGTTTTTTATCAGATAAAAAAGAGGGGTACTACATTCTAAACAAGACAAACGACTTTAAAATTTCTGAAAATATGAAACTGAAACATAACGGTGTGATTTATAGAATAGTCAATATCGAAGAAAATTATGGAGAGTTTTTGAGAATGGAGCTGAATATAGATGACAAGCGAAATTAGAAAAGAAGTTGCGAATGATATTAAAGAGTTTTGTAAAAAGTTTGGCATAAATCAAGTTATCAATGAAGAAAAACGTGATGAAATTTCGGCTGAACAGTATGAAAAACTTAAATTCCCGCTTGTTTTCTATAATCTGTATATTGAAGATGCAGGAAGCCCTATTCCTTTTGGAAATGATAAATATTGTTACGATGAGGAAATACAGGCACTTTTGACTTTGGAATCACGAGAAAAACATAATGATTTTGATATGCTTTATATGTTTTTGGCTAATACAGACGCAACAAATGATTACTTTGATGATAGAAAACATCAAAGGAAGATACGGAAAGTATATAAGATACAGGAAACGCCTTTTAATTTTATGGGCAGAAAATACTATAAACAAGTTCTGCAATTTAGCTATTTTGCAGAGCATTATATAAACAAAGATTTTAGGGAGGAATAATGGCAATAGAAAGAAATGATTTGAATACATTGAATAATGTACAAATAAAATCAGAAAATAACAGAGCATTTTATGCTGATGTCAGAAGTTTAATGTTTTTTACAAAAGACTTCGCAATATCGCCAACTTATATTACAGAACCACAGGATTTATTGGAGCTGAATGTAAGTGGGCTAGATGAAAATCATATTTTTTATAAGTTAATCGCAAGTGCCTATTCACAATCATACACTCCATTAAACGTTGTAGTGTATGGAAATAACACGGCAACTACATTTACAGAACTTATGAAAACTTACGTGGATCATGAGGACGCTTTCGAGGTTACTAACTGGATTACTAATATGGATATAGTTGCGGAGAAAAATTATATAGACAGTATTATAGCTTATGCAAAAACTGATAAGGATAAACAGTTTTTTATAGCTGTAAATTATGAAAAATTAGGAAATTCAGCCAAAGCCGTAGCACTACAGACGGATAATAATATTGATAATGTAGCATTTGTTATTGAAGGCGCTAAGAACTTAACGAAAGGAAACTGGCTCACTGGAGCATTGGTTGGTGGAACAATAGGATATAAAGATTTGGGAAGTTATATTGTGCATTCTGCACAGATTAATGGATTTGTGCAAGAGAATTTCACAAAAACTGAACAAAAGGCATTTTGGGACGCTGGATTGAATTACCTATCTAAGCCAACACGAGGATATTTCCATGTCGTAAATGGGCTTAATTCAGATAATAAGACACTTATTGAATTGAAGTTGATTGAGATTTGGTTAAGGGATGGACTGAAAAAGGAATTGACAATCTTCCAAGTGAGAAAAGATAAAATACCTTTGAATGATACTGGAAGATTAATGATAGAAGCAATTATCAGAGAACGTTGCAGACAAGGGGCTAATGCTGGAATGTTTATGGTAGACAGTTCTGGAAGTTATTTTGGAATAATAACTCAAAAAGATAAGAATGGCAACGAGATAAACATTAAGCTGGGGCATTTAACAGTAGATGAAATAACGCAGGAGTCAATCAGGGAAGGGAAATTCAAATTTGATTTAAAAGTTACTTATCTGAACGGAGTTAGATATGTTTCACTTACTGGAGCAATTACAACAGACGGAGAAATTATTTTTAATAAATAAGGAGGTAAAGATATATGGCAACAAAACAATACAACGTGGATAATGTCAAAATTATACTTACTGCTGCAGGTATCCCTTACGCAATAACTTGCAGACACGAGGATGGTTTTGAAGACGATCCGAATACAGAAAGTTCAAGCTCTACGATTGCAAGCTGCGGACAGAAAGTAGTAAATGTATCGGTAGATGAAAGTGTATCTATTACGTTGAGCTTACTTTATGGAAGTGAAGAACACAGAACAATGGAAAGGTTGCACAAACTTTGGAAAGCGAATAAAGGACTGTTTCCAATGTTTATGGTAATTACTGATACAAATACAAATGAAACTTACATTTATAACGGTGTTTCATTTAAGAAAAAGGCTGGGTTAAAGTATGCAAATGAAAGTGGTACTGAAGCTAGGGCTTGGGAGTTTGAAGCAGAGAGTAGAGAACTTGTGATATAAGAGGATTGTTTAACCAAGGAAATATTTCTTTCGTTAAAGCTGAAAGGACAATGACAACTAAATACAATAACTGTGATAAAAAAATCGTTGACTTTATACGTATTTTGATGTATAATTTATTTGAGGTGGTTAGGATGCCAATGAATTCAAAAGAAATGATTAAATTTTTGAAGAGAAATGGTTTCACCGAAATAAAAGGTGGAAAAGGCTCTCATAAAAGATTTAAGAATTTCGATACCGGTAAGGTAACCGAAGTGCCTTGTCATAGTGGGGAACTTAATAAGAATCTCGAAAGAGCGATATTAAGACAAGCAGGATTGAAATAAATCCTGTTCCCCATTTCAAAAATAGGAGGATAATTATGTATGTAGTATACCCAAGTATTTTTTCTAAAGAAAAAGAAGGCTATAGCGTTCATTTTCCTGATTTAGGCGGTGCGACATGTGGCAGCGATTTAGAAGATGCCTACTATATGGCAACAGACTATATAGGTACGGTATTGATGGAAGATTTTTTAGAAAAAAAGGAACTTCCAAAAGCAACAGAAATTGAAAAAATAGATATAAGAGCCTATTTTGAAACATTATACGATAAAGATACAGAAAAGAAAGAAATAGAAGAAGCTGTAAAAAATTCATACACAACTTTAGTTGGATTAGATTTACTGAAATACGTTAAAGAAACACAAAAAACAACGGTTAGAAAAAATGTAACTATACCAAGCTGGCTTAATGAAACAGCAAAAAGATATAATATAAATTTTTCAAAAGTGTTGCAAGAAGCCTTGGAAAAAGAATTGGAAATAGAGTAGTTTAAAAAATAGGAATCACAGTTATTAATTTAGCTGT